ACTTGGATAATACAGGAATTGATTCAAACTACACAGCTACCTACTATCCTTGGATTTTAGTTAGAGATACCGTAAGTAATACTCAAATCTATTTACCACCAACAGGTGAAGTTTGTAGAAACTTAGCATTGACTGATAACATTGCTTTTCCTTGGTTCGCATCTGCGGGTTACACAAGAGGTTTAGTAAACTCAGTTAAAGCAAGACAGAAACTAACTCAAGAAGATAGAGATACTTTATATCAAGGTAGAATTAATCCAATCGCAACTTTTGCAGATGTTGGAACGGTTATTTGGGGTAACAAAACTCTTCAAGTTTCTGACACAGCATTAAACAGATTAAATGTAAGAAGATTGTTATTACAAGCTCGTAAGTTAATCTCAGCAGTAGCGGTAAGATTATTGTTCGAACAAAACGACCAAATCGTTAGACAACAATTCTTAGATAGTGTTAACCCTATTTTAGATGCGATTAGAAGAGACAGAGGTTTATACGATTTCCGTGTAACAGTTTCATCTTCTCCTGAAGATTTAGATAGAAATACATTAACAGGTAAAATATATCTTAAACCTACGAAGGCATTAGAATTCATCGATATTGAGTTCTTTATTACTCCAACAGGAGCTTCGTTTGAGAATATTTAATAAAAAACATAAGTGGGGATTCGTCCCCACTTTTTAGCCAAATATGAAAAAAATAATTAAAGAAGGATTTAAACCCGAAGGTTCACCAGATATGAAATATTATGCGTTTGATTGGGACGATAATATTGTTCATATGCCGACAAAGATTATTTTAAAGTCGGAAGACGGTGATGAGGTTGGTATGAGTACAGACGATTTTGCGGAGTTTAGAGGTCAAATTGGTAAAGAACCATTTACATATAATGGTGATACAATTGTTGGTTTTGCGGAAAATCCATTTCGTAATTTCACAACTGAAGGAGACAAAGAGTTTTTGATTGATGCGATGAGAGCAAAAGTAGGACCGGCATTTAGTGACTTTAGAGAAGCAATTAATAATGGTTCAATATTTTCAATTATCACAGCAAGAGGACATAATCCTAATACAATTAAAGAAGCAATTTATAATTACATTATTAATGATTTTAATGGTATTGATAAAAAATCACTTATCAAAAACTTAAAAAAATATAGAAGTTTTGCCGGTGAAGAGGATATGACTGATACTGAGTTAATTAAAACGTATTTGGAACTTAACAAATACCACCCCGTTTCTTTTGGAGACGAAGAAGGTGCTGCCAACCCTGAGGTTGCGAAAGTCAAAGCGATGGAAGGATTTGTGGATTATATTAAAGGAATGGCGGGTATCTTAAATAAGAGAGCTTTTCTCAAAAATGATGTGTCCAACAAATTTGTCCCTAGTGAAATATCTATTGGTTTTTCAGATGACGATTTAAGAAATGTTGAATTAATGAGTAAACATTTTAATAAAAAACCAGATAATATAGTAAAGACTTATTCTACATCAGGAGGAATTAAGAAAGAATATAAATAAACTAGAATATATATTAGTACTAGAAATTATATATAATGAATAATTCTATATAAAAAAAAGTAAATAGAAATATTTTTAACTAACTAATATTTATAAGAATAAATAAAATAATAAAAATTAAAATAATATGGCTGATTTATTAATGAAAATGCCGGTTCCTTATGAACCAAAACGTCAGAATCGTTTCATCTTAAGGTTTCCATCAAGTTTGGGTATAAATGAATGGTTCGTAGAAACTGCTGCGAGACCACACATAACAATCGTTGCAACAGAAATCCCTTTCCTAAATACTTCAACATATGTTGCAGGAAGATTCAATTGGCAACCATTAGCTGTCACGTTTAGAGACCCAATTGGTCCTTCAGCGTCACAAGCATTGATGGAGTGGGTACGTTTACACGCTGAATCAGTTACAGGACGTATGGGTTATGCTGCGGGTTATAAAAAAGATATTGACTTGGAGATGTTAGACCCAACGGGTGTTGTTGTTGAGAAGTGGATTCTTTATGGAACATTCTTAACTGACGTTAACTTTAACGCATTATCATATTCTCAAGATGCTTTAGCAACAATCTCAGCATCGTTAAGAATGGATAGATGTGTATTAGTTTACTAATTACTATTTATTAAAAAACAATACTAACTATATTTAACCGTAAAGCTAAACTTTACGGTTATTTTTTTATATGGACAATCAACAATCAAACGACTACGGTCAACAAAATTTTACATTACCACATGATGTGGTACCATTACCTTCACAAGGTATTTTTTATAAAAATAAAAAGAAATCAATTAAGGTGGGATATCTTACCGCTGCCGATGAAAATATTTTAATGGGTGGTGCAAAAGATTTAACTCTTAATTTATTGAGGTCAAAAATATATGAACCCGATATTAGAGTAGAAGATTTAATTGAAGGTGATGTTGAGGCAATTCTTATCTTTTTAAGAAACACAGCTTTTGGACCTGAAATTTTATTAAATCTTACCGACCCGGTAACTAAAAAACCATTTCAAGCAAATGTTTTATTAGACCAACTTTCAATTGTTAATGGACAACAACCATCAGAAGATGGTACTTTTTCAATTAATTTACCTAAATCCCAAGCAACTATCAAAGCTAAACCATTATCTTATGGTGAAATTACGGAGTTATCCAGAATGGCTGAAACATATCCTCAAGGACGTGTTGTACCAAGAGTGACTTGGAGAATGAATAAGGAAATTGTTGAGGTAAATGGAACAACAGATAAAACCGAAATTTCGAAGTTTGTTGAATCAATGCCAATTTTTGATTCTAAAACTTATCGTAAGTTTATGGATGATAATGAACCCAAGCTCGATATGTCGAGAGTAGTAATAGCCCCATCAGGAGAACAACTGACAGTTAACGTCGGTTTTGGGGTTGACTTTTTTCGTCCTTTCTTCGGATTATAGACAAGGACAACTTGATGAGTTTTATTACTTAAATACGTTAATGAAAATAACGTATCAAGATTTTATGGTAATGCCCGTTTTTATGAGAAAATATTTGTTAGATAAATGGGTTGAAAATAATAAGAAGGACTAAAAAATTAGTCCTTCTTCTATTTATAGGTAACGAGAAATTAAATTATGGCAGCAGAAGATGAAAAAAAAGATTTAGAAGATATTCTCAATTTATATACGGAAATAGAAAAACCTTTGGAAAGTGTTTTTAATGCAATTTCTAATATGAAAATTGAAGCTCAAAGTCTTAACCAAGCATTTCTTGGAGGAAGAGTTCGAATTGAGGAAATGCAAATTGCAATTAGTTCTTCAGTTGCATCAATAACTAAGCTTGGTGGTGGCATTATGGATGTTACTAAAACAATGGAAGGAATTGCTGAGGGTTCTCGAAGAAATGTAATTGCTACTGTAGACCAAGTTTCAGAATTATATGCATCATCAGAAATATTACAAACAAATGCACTTGCATTAACTAAGAATTTTGCTGAAGCGGGATATGAGGTTTCTCAAATTGGTGATAATGTTGAGGATTCAATAAAGTATGTTCAAAGTTTAGGTTTAAATGCTAGAATTGTAACTAAAGAAGTTACTGAAAATTTACAGTTAATGAATCGATTTAATTTTAATGATGGTGTTCAAGGGTTGACCAAAATGGCTGCACAAGCATCAATGTTAAGATTTGATATGAACGAAACCGCTGTTTTTGCGGATAAAGTTTTAAGACCTGAAGGTGCTATTGCAATGGCAGCAGGATTTCAAAGATTAGGACTTGCCGTTGGTAGTTTAGGAGACCCATTTAAATTGATGAATGATGCAATTAATGACCCTGGAGCATTACAAGATAGTATAATTAAAGCAACACAAAAATTTGTTAGTTTTAGTAAAGAAACAAATTCATTTAAAATAAGTGCAGCAGGTATTTTAAGTTTGAAAGAAATGGAAGATTTAACTGGTATTTCTTATCAACAGTTAACTAAAAGTGCTTTAGCTGCGGCAGATTTAGATACTCGATTATCTGCTATAAATCCAAGTATTAATTTTGATAATGAAAATGATAAGATACTTTTGGCAAATATTGCAAGTATGGGTGAAGGCGGAACGTATGAGGTTAACTTAAAAGACAATACCAAAAAAGAATTACAAAATCTTAACCAAGAAGAGTTTGATGAATTAATCAAACTACAAAAAGAAACTCCAAAAACTGTTGAGGCTATTCAAAGAAATCAATTACACGAAATGACAGAGGTGGCGGCAAATACATTAGGTATGTTAAATCAAATGAGATATGGTACCGCTGGTGCAAAAGAGGTTGTGTCTAATGTTGTGGGTTTAGAAAACATTGTGAGAACAGTTTCAAGAGAAATTAGTAATGCTGGTCCTGAAACAAAAGAGGTAAGTAAGTTTGTTGATGAATCAATACGAGCACTTCAATCTTTAATTACAAAAACACAATCAGGAGAAATTAGTGAACAAACTTTTAATACGCAATTTAAAATATTAGAAACAAAGTTTATTGATTTACCCGAATATATTTCAGATAAAACTTCTAATATTTTAACTAATATAATTAGTAAAACTACAGGTACTTCGTCAACAGAAAAATCTTTCAAGTCAGCAATGGAAGAATTCAAAAAAGTGATTGATACAGGTAAAGTTGGAGCAGTTAAAACTAAAGTTAAAAAAATCCCTGAGATTGATGGTGCTTCAGTATTTGGTGCTAGTGGTGCAAGAGCAAGACAAATTGATGCAATAAGTAAAGTTCAAGAATATGTTAAAAGTACACCTCAAACAGTTGGTGTAGGTGGTGTAATAACAATTAAAATTGATGCTCCTCCTGGTGTTAGTGTTGAATATTTAAACAAAACACTCACTAATTTAGTTAATAGTGAAAGTTTCATACAACAAATTGTAAAAATGACAAAACAAGTTGACCCAACAAAAATGAAATCATCGAAATAATAAAAAAAAATACCATCAATCTATTTATAAATAAAACATAGATGGCGACAAGTCCTTTAGATTTAATTAATATTGAGAACTTCTTAACAAGACTTACTAAAAGGAATTTACAACCTTATAGTAAATCTCCTAGTAAGTTTACGCCACCTATTAATTTTGAGTATAGTCAATCAGATTATTCTGTTATTGATAGTCCTGACCAACTTATTGACGAACCTTCTTTAGCCAACAAATTATTCCCGTTAAATCAATATGGAAATGAGGGTGGTTATAGACAAGCACCCGACCCTAACGGATTACTTAATAGTAAATCAAACGAGGGGGAATATGGTTATCAAGATGCCAATATTGTTGATGAATCGTTTATTGCTTCGGATAAGGGTATTGGAAACATTTCACCGGCTTGGAAACCATTAAATGCTTATGCTGGTGTTGGACAGGGGTTAGATGCCGCAAACGCAATTGGAACGTTTAATTCAGTTACACCTGACCAAGATAGACAAGGAAACGGACAACCGTATTCAAATAATTTTAATCCATCATTATTCGTCCCTTCAAGTTATTCTCCCGTATCAATCTTATTATTTAAAGACCCACAAGGTAGTGATGGTCTGTTAAGTCAAGATTCGTATATTGCAAGAATGGGTGCTGAAAACTTAAGAAAAGATTTTCAAGCTCGAATCGCAGCACAAATACTTCAAGACACAATTGGAAGAGCCAATATATTCAACGTAAGAAGTGGAACAGACATTTTAAGTCTTGTAACCGGTAGAGTTCCTTTAATTGAACCTAACTATAAGATTACAATTTCTTCAAATCCAATTCTTGCTGCTAGTGATTTTGCTTTAAGACTTGCTGGTAGTATTTTACCTGTATCTACAATTCCTGGTTCATATTTTGACCCAAGTATTAATCCAGGTCAACCAACAACAATTCAACAATTACAGAACGCCTATAGACAATCTACCGTTGGAAAATTATTAACTGGTTTATTGGGAGCAAATACCACAGGTTCACAATTGTTTTATAACAATTTGGGTAGTGGACAAAAGTCCCGTTTATTTGGTAATATTGATTTTAACAAATATAAACCAAGTTTTGATAGAACTTTATTTGACAGATTGGGCGGGGCGATTGTTGGTTCAACAACCAATAATAGTGATTACTATGTAGGTTCTATTACCTCTGACCCGTCAAGAGTATTTTCTCCATCAGGAGATTTACCTGTAAATACCTATGGTCAGGAACAACAAATGCCGGTCTATGGACCACAAGAACTTGCTCAACTTTATGAAGGTCCTTCACAAGAAGTTAGACTTGGCGCTAATGGTCCTACATATAGTAATGGTGGTGGTATTGAGGGTGGATTTACTTGGGTTTCTCCAAAGTATAAAGGTAATGCCGGTAAAAAAGTTGGTCTTGGTGGAGCAATCTTTAATCAAGATGAAGACTTTAAGCCCTCATCTTACAACTCAACTGAATCAACAAATAGAGTATATCGTGAAGGTTCAATTTTAGATGACACCCAAAGAATTATCGATAGCCAACCTCAAGGTGGTAAAAGATTACAACATGTAGGTAATGCTATTGACCAAGTGAGTAAGGTCTTTCACGATGGTTATAAAGAGATTACAAAGGGTTCTAGAGTTCTTTCATACATCGGTTCAATTGGACAAGAAGTTGGTACGGAATATTGCCGAGTTTTTGCCAAAGATACACCATATCTTCAATTTAATGACTTACAAAAAACTGATGGTATTACAACACAGGGTAGAAGATTTTCTTATTCGGTATTGGATAATACCTATAACCTTAATATTGCTCCAAACAAACAAGAAGGTGGTCAAGATTCGACAAACTTAATTGGAAATGATAATAATGGTTATGCCAAGAAATATATGTTCTCGATTGAGAACTTGGCTTGGGCTACGTCAAACGCTCCGGGTTATGCGGTTGCTGATTTGCCGGTTTGTGAAAGAGGACCTAACGGTGGTAGAGTAATGTGGTTCCCTCCATATGCATTAACGTTTACTGAAAGTGTTAATGCTAACTGGAATGCTAATGAATTTTTGGGAAGACCCGAACCAATTTATACTTATAAGAATACTTCAAGAACGGGTACTTTAACTTGGAAAATTGTTGTTGACCATCCGTCAGCGTTAAATGTTATTGTTAACAAGGTTTTAAATAATGAAACCAATAAAGTAAGAATCGATAGTATTTTGGAATCGTTCTTTGCGGGATGTAGGAAATATGATTTATATGAACTTGCTAAGAAATATTATACAATAAAACAAGATGATTTATTTCAAATTCAACAAGCCATTACTTCAAAAGAATTATCAAAAGAATCTGTTGAATATGCTGTGAAGACTGTTGGTAATATAGATGCGGTGGCTCAAGGAACTGCCGGTGTTACAGATGCTAATAATAAAATAATGGCATATAATGATTTAGGGTTTTATTTTGATAATGATATTCCAACACAACTTGGTGTTAATTATGAGGACACGTATACACCATATATTAGTAGAGAAGGAACTTATGGTCCAAATAGTGTTGTCGCTCAAACAACAAACTTTTTTCAATCGGTAATTAAACCAAACAAAGATAAGATTGATGATTTTATAAATGAGTTAAAAACTCAAATGTCTAATTATCCGGGAACGGTTACAATAACAATAGCTGGTAGTGCTTCAGCACCAGCAAAAAAAGATTATAATAAAAAGTTATCGGAAAGACGTATTGATTCTGCAATAACATATATGACTGGAAAAACTGAAATAAAACAGTTTGTAGAAGAATCAAGATTGTTATTTACAAGAGTTGCTGAAGGTGAAGTCGTGTCCCAAGTTCAAAAATTTGACCTTGAAAAAAAATTTATTAGTGGCGAAAAAGTTAACTGTACAGATAACGATGC